TAGATGACTTTTATGGTCTTAGTCCAATGTTGGCTAGTGCTTATAATATTGACCAACATAATTTAGCTGGTTTACATAATGTTGCATTATTAAAAAATGGTTGCACACCCAGTGGTATGTTGAAGTTTCAACCCAAAGATGAAACAGGAATGTCTGCATCTTTAACTGATGACCAAAGAGCAAGATTGTTAGAAGATTTAGAAATGAGATTTCAAGGTAGTGCTAATTCAGGTAGACCCATGTTGCTTGAGGGTGACTTTGAATATAAACAATTAGGACTAAATCCAAAAGACATGGACTTCTTAGAACTTCTTAACTTATCTGCAAGGGAAATAGCACTATGTTTTGGAGTTCCAGCACAATTAATTGGTATTCCTGAGGCTAACACCTACAGCAATATGGAAACTGCAAAATTAGCATTATATGAAGAAACAATAATTCCTTTATTGACTAGAGTTCAATCTGACTTGAATGAGTTCTTATCGCCTCTTTATGATGGTGATATTAAAATTGAGTATGATTTAACTAGCATACCAGCTATGGCAGAAAAGACTAAACAAGTTTACCTGAATGTTTCACAAGCAGTACAGAATGGTATTATGACTCGTAACGAGGCTAGAGAGAAGTTAGGACTCGAAGAAATAGAGGGTGCTGATGAGTTATATATACCAAGCAATCTATTCCCTATTGGCGAAGTAGATGCCTCTAGTGTCGAAGATAATGACCAACCTGTAGATGCAGAGGGAAATGAAAAAGATTATGAGTTAGCTTATGGTAAAAAAGAGGCAGTAGATGTAGATACTTTTACGACAGAAGATGAGGCACAAGAAAGAGCCGAAGAAATAGGTTGTGTCGGTATACACTCACACACAGAAGATGGTCAGACAGTTTATATGCCTTGCAAGACTCACGAAGAATATGAATCTTTACTAGCAGATAGTAAAGCATTAAGCGACTTGAAATTAGTTCCGACAGATACTATGTCTAATAATGCTAAGAGAGGATTAGAGTTAAGAAAAGAATTTAATCGTGGTGGAACACAAGTAGGAGTCACGAGAGCCAATCAGTTAGTTAATAAACAAAGACTATCTCCTGATACTGTTTTAAGAATGTTCAGTTTCTTTAGTAGACACGAAGTGGATAAGCAAGGTCGTGGATTTAATTCAGGTTCAGATGGCTACCCAAGTGCTGGTAAAATAGCATGGTTGCTTTGGGGTGGTGATGCTGGTTTTAGCTGGGCGACTTCCAAAAGAAATCAAATAATGAAAGAAAGAGAAAAAGATTAAAAGTAAAACTCTATCTGAAAAAAAGCATATGAGAAGTGTAGCAGAATTAGGTTGTATCGCTTGTAGAAAGCTCGGTCACTATGATACACCAGCAGAACTTCATCATATTAAAAAAGGAATGATGGGTAAACGAGCATCTAATTATGAGGTCATACCTTTATGCCCATATCATCATAGAAATTCTAAGGAGTCTTATCATCAGAATCCTTTATGGTTTACAGAAACTTTTGGTACACAAACAGAACTTCTACAGGAAACTCTAGAATGGCTAAGATAAGAATCAATAGAAGAAAAGAATATAGACAAGCATTAAGAACTTATATCACCATGACTAGAGTCTTAATTAAGAAACTAGATAAATTTTTTGATAAATATAAAAGATATGCTTTTAAAAATTATGCAGAACTCGGAGAGATACCTGATAAATATTATGATGACCATTGGCAAGATTTATATAAACTCTTAGAAATAAATTCTAAGCGAATTATCGAAGAATCATCAAGAACCATTAAGACATCTAAACTATTACAGAAAGCTGAAGATGAAGTAGCACAAGTCACTTATGATTATGTCACTACTAATACTGCACAAAATGTTACTTACATAACAGAAACTACAAGAAAACAAATACAATCTGCTATCGCATATTCAGTTAGCGTAGGATTTGGTCAAGATGATACTGCTAAACAAATAGCCAAGTCTACAGCATTTAGTACAGGAAGAAGTAAAGTTATAGCAAGAACAGAAACTCATCAAGCATATAATTATGGTAATAATAAGATTGCTATGAGATTAGCATTGAAGAAACCTAGAAAAGAATGGTTAAGTGCTTTAGATACAAGAACTAGAAGTTGGCATCAAAATGTTCAACCTAGAAATATTCCTATAGATGATTATTTCCAGTTATTTGCACCGAGCAAAACTATGCCGAGTCCACAGTTGATGCAATATACAGGTGATTCAAATGGTGGTGCTAGTAATGTTGTAAATTGTCGTTGCTTTACAATGTACTATGATGAAGATGATGTAATTGTCGATTGACTCAAAAAGTTGCCTCTTACTTTAAGTATATCATAACTTATACTAAAAGTATACTATTATTATTAATAATATGGTAAAAAAAAGGTCATATTTCTATGACCCTCTTTCCATTTTTATTAGTTATTTTTTAAGTTTTATTAGAGTTCTGTAATGGTAGCACTGAATGTTATATCCACCAGCCCCAATAGTATTTAGAGTAACAGTACCTTTCTCACATTCAAAAGCACCATCAAGGTCTATGTCAAATTCCATATGAAGAACTGAAATTATGTTTCCACCTTTATTAATTATTGCATTTATTAGGTTTTGTTTTCTTTTAGCAACTTGCTTGTTTAATTCAAATTCTACTTCTTCAGAACATTGTCTGCTATATTGTTCGCTATGTTGCATGTCTGCATAGAAATCAGAAGATGGCGACTCATTAGCAACCATCATTAGGTAACCTATTCTATGACCCATTGTTTCTTTCCATGTAGAACATTCTCTTTTCTCATCATAAGACATATCTTTATAACTTTTCTCAGACCAATATTTATACATATAAGCAAAGTATTTTTTTTGCTTTTCTTTCCATTGAGCTAAGAATTTGTCTATTTCTTGGTCTGCTTGTTCGTTTATTAAGTTTGTCATAATTTATCCTCGTTTTAATATTTACTATACTTATAGTATACCCTATCTTATACTTAAAGTATAGCTTTATTTCACTTTAATTAAATAAAATAATAGTATACTTTTAGTATAAACTTATGATATACTTAAAGTAGCAGATAATTTTTTGACCGAAAAGAATTGTTAATTATAACTAAAAAAAAGAGCCATATTGCTATGACTCTTTCTTTATTTTTGTTGTTTAGTCTAGCCTTGACCCAGTAGATGCTTGAATACCAGCTTTTTTCAAAACTTGTGCATAAGCACTAGCACCAGCCTCATGTATCATTATACATTGCCCATTGTAATCTGCTGGTTTCCATAGGTAATAAGATTTCTCATAACCACTCCAACTGTACCCAAGTTTTTCAAGTTGTTTACCTGTTTCAGAGTTTTTTCTTACTCCATGAACATTTACCCATGCAAATCCACAAGCAAGTTCAGGCTCTCCATGTTCCTCTAATGCTTTTTCAATAGCTTTTTTAGAAACTTTTAAAGCCCAATCGTGTGTTTCCTTAAAATTAATATGTGTATATTCTTCTTTAAGGTTTTTACGATACTCACTTCTTTTTTTAGCATTTTCCTGAACAGATACTTTACTATCTATTCTATCCATAACAAATTGATGAACAGCACTGCATAATTTTTCTGTATCTGTCCAACGACCATAAATGTCAGATGGTCTAAAATAAAATTCCTTTAAAGGTTTATATCCTTTCATTGGCATTATATAAAGAGCATTATATTTATGTTGCTCACCATATCTTTTTATTGGATTTACAGTTGTAAATAAAAGAACATCTGCTTGTTCTAACTGTTTTGCTGTTGTTTCACCAAAGCTGTCAAGTTGTTTCCAATCATAATGTTTGTTTTCTCTTATCATTTTATATTTTTCTAATTTTTTTATCATTTTTTCTATCCTCGTTTTAAGTTTAATTTAGGAGTCTTTTTATCAACTCCAATATACAATATATTATACTTAAAGTATAAAGTAAAGGGTATTTAATTAAATAAATGAAAATAATAGACTTATTTTATTAAATATGGTTAAAATACCTGTATATTTACTAACTTTTTGGGTGGTTAAATGGACAATAGTCAAATACAAGAGGATTTAGAACAATTAAAAGAGATGATTACAGATGTACCCTGTGATTTTAAACAATTAGATACAGAAGAAGATGGTACATTCGAGGGTTATGGCTCGGTATTTAACAACAAAGATTTAGGAAATGATGTCATTCGCAAGGGTGCATTTGCTAACACACTCAAATATAGAAAACCAAAACAAGTAAAATTATTATATCAACACAAAACAGATGAGCCGATAGGTGTCATTGACTCTTTAGAAGAAGATAATAAAGGGTTATACATCAAAGGCAGATTAGCAATGGGTACACAAAAAGGTCGTGAAGTTTACGAGCTTATGAAAATGGGTGCTTTAGATTCTATGTCAATAGGATATAGACTATCACCTGATGATTATAAATATGACCCAAAGCAGAAGAAAAGAATAATTAAATCTGTAGACTTAATGGAAATATCATTAGTCACTTTTCCAATGAATCCGAAAGCGAAGATAACAAAAGTTAAATTTGCTGAAATGAGTGTAAGAGAAATAGAAGAACACCTTCGGGATGTAGGTTGTGAGTCTAGGACTGTTGCACAAAAAACTGCTGAAGTGCTTTACAAATCATATCGGAGTGATGAGCAACGAGATGTTGTTGAAAGCATGAATCAGTTAATTAATACAATTAAACCATAAGAGGTTATTATGTCTGAAGAAATTAATGATGTAATTGATAATCTAGGTAAATCTTTTGAAGATTTTAAAAGTGAAAACCAAAAGAATATTGATGAAATCAAAAAAAATGGTGTCGCTGACCCTATTCTTCAAGCAAAGGTAGATAAACTTGCAGATGATGTTGCTACGAAAGCAGAACTGAAACAAGATGCCGAGCTTAAAGAACAAGGATTAGAAGATGCTAAAAAAAGATTAGATGCTTTAGAAACTAAATTAGCAAGACCTGAATCAGGACTTGAAACTAAAGAAGTTGATTTACAAATGAAAGCATTTGGTAAATATTTAAGGTCACAAGAGTTAGACCCTGAAGAAACAAAAGCACTTTATGAGTCAGATGATTCATTAGGTGGTTACTACTGTCCAACAGAATATGTTGCAGAACTTATTAAGTCTGTAACTGAGTTCTCGCCAATGAGGTCTATCGTTAAAGTTAGAAGCACCGATAAGAGAGGGATTGAAGTTCCTAAAAGAACTGGTCAATTCACAGCTCAATGGGTTGCTGAAACTGCAACTAGAACTGAAACAACTGGTTACACCACAGGCTTAATGTCTATAGATGCTAACGAGTGTTATGCAATGGTTGATATGTCACAAGCAATGTTAGAAGATTCTGCATTCAACATGGAGTCAGAAATGGCTACTGAGTTTGCTGAACAATTTGCAGTTGCAGAGGGCGA